GCCATTGCACACTTCACGGAGCAAACCTGCTGTGTGGAGCGGAATTTTGTATAGTATTCGCCACATTCTTTGCATTTATGCTGTTTGGGTGGTTTATTTCTTACCACTTAACACCTCCAACGCATAAGCAAAAAGAAGCGTACTCACGCCAGCACCAATAAAAATCAAACACATACCTAAACCAATCCAGAAAAAATCCATCTAAAACCCCATCAACTGACTAATTTTATTCTCCAACGCCCATTCGTCTTGATAGACATTGCAGAGCGTTTCATTCCAAATCACACCAAATACGCCTTTGTAAATTTCGTTGAATTTCTCTTGTGGACAATTATCAAAAGAAATAGACCACCGCTCTTTCAGCGTGCCACCATCTGCACTCGGCTTAATGTCGTAAAAGCCCGCTTGCTTCATAACATGGTTTAAATATGCCTCAAGCGTTTTCATCCCCTCGTAATCGAGTTTTTCACGGCGATGCTTGGTAATACGTTCCGCCAAACTATCCAGAAAATCCCGTAACCAGGTTCTAAGCGTATCGGTGGGCATAATTTTACTTACGCCCTTATACACCTCATCGCAAATCCACACCTCCATATCCGACATCACTTGAAATTTCGGTTGCCAATATTCAAAGCCCGTGTCTAGCAGAGCAAAGAACTTTTTGTGGTGCTGATAGTTGCGGTTATTGCCCATCGGCATAATCTTTACCGCACAGCCAACCGGTAAATTTTTCAACAAATTGCGGTCGTATTCCGTTTCAGCTACCACTTCACCGTTAGGATATTTCACCGCAAGGATTTCAGTTTTGTGTTTAACTTTGCTTGCCATTTACCCAAACTCCCACAACGACTTTTCGCATCTCTCTTTCCGTTTCGATAAATTCAGAGAATGGATTAACACTCAACCAATCACAGTCATCCATCAGCCCCTTAAACCGCCAACGTAAAGTCATCACCAAGTAGAAAATTGACATACAAAGAAGAAACAGCATTCCCGTTATCCACATCGGGAAATACAAGGATACATAGGCAAAATACATCCAAGTGCATTTCAATTTCTTTAAGAATCTAAGCATACCCACCCACTCTGCAAACACTACACCGTCTTCACATTTCACCGCGTGGANTTAGTTTTGGCTGCCATGTTCCACGCCTCTACTACTTGTTTTCGCAAGGTCTTTTCCATCTTCGAATAATTAGGAAAGGGATTAAAATGCAATCCAAAATCACGCATAACGCTCTTCAATTGCCATTCCAGAGAAAAAATAAAGAGTGAAACGGACGCTAAAAAAC